CGCCTCCATCTCGTACATGAAGTGTGCGAACTCGTGTAGGAATGTTGACAGATCCGCCGACTCCATCAAACGAATGACGCTGTTAGCGGGGTCGTAGTACCCCCGTGCTTCCCCAGTATCAGGTTGCTTTTGTTTGAAACTTTTGGACGTACCAAATGTGTGGCCCGCGTCGGCCATCGACTTCCCATTCGAGAATACATCTATCGTCCGAATCTCAGCGGCGTTAAGCATGTTAGCCACGTTAGTCTCCGCGCCTACCATGTCGCCGGTATTGAGGATGGCCGCAGTCGCGTTGGTCTGCTCCACCGCGCTAAGTACGTGGGCAAGCCTGCCACTGCGAAGCTCCGCACCATCTGCTGCGAAGTCGAACGGCAAGAAGCCGACGGGCCGGTGCCGATTGTCTAGTAAAACAATACCGTGTTCGCCACCGGATATGTCCTCTACCACGGACGTTGCGGTTGCCGGGCTTGTGATCACCGGTGTGTCTTCTGGCGGGACGGACTCCAGCGTACGCTCCACCAGCTCTACTCTGTTCGTAACAGCAGGAACCTCCATCAGATCCGTCTTGCCGGCACCCTCGTGGGTGAAGTAGTCAGGGGTGACCGCCATGATGCCGTGGTACTCGACCCCCGAGCCATCTAGTAAGTTTCTCAACTCACTTGACACGCCAAGGTCTGCGCCGCTCAGCTCAGTATTCCCCGACGGGTGGTTGTGTGATAACCAGACGTTTGCAGCGCCCGGCACATTCACGGCCCACCCTGCAATCACCCCAAAATCAACCATCGCGGCATCTTTCTTGCCCATAGTGTGATTCAGTATCTCAAGAGGTCTGCCACTTTCATCGGTGGCAATTACCCAAAGTTTCTCTTGCGCCGACTTGGTTAGCGTCGCAGTAGCCCTCGCAACCTTGTCAGGACTATCAAGGGACTCAAACCCGGTGTCAATCTGTTTAACAACCTCACGACCCACGACCGACGCTTGGCGTTGTACGGTGGTGGCGGGCTGTAAGTCCCCTTGTGGGCTGATGTAATCCCCCTCGTCGTCAAGTGTGCTCCCACCTAAGTTCTCCTGTGCGTATACGTCGGGGTCGTTAGTGCTAAACCCCCCTCGATTCTCCACTGATTTGATGTTGGTTTTACCGCTGTCAAAGATGTGAACGTGGGCTGTCCCGTCAACAATATTCATGGTAGAGAAGCGCTGCTCCGCGTTCCGCAGGATTATCGAGTCAAAACCCATCTCCTCGATAATTTCAGCAATCAATTGCGAGCCCATAAGCGCCCCTGTCTCGGGGTCTTCAGCGTAGCGTATTTCTTCATTACCACGGATTAACGCTTCAATGGTCTCAGGGGTGGCACTTTCACCGAGGTCATACACTTCACCGGCTAACTCTGACGCTGCAACTCCATTGCGATCCGCAACCGTTTGGATCGCTTCGATCAACGGGTGCTCTTGTTCTTCCTGAATTTCCCATCGTACTTCATCAATCTGGCCTTCGTATTCTTCAAGGTTTTCACTCACCTCTTCGACTGTGGTGTCGTTATCCTCAGCAACACGGTCAATGGCTAACGACTGAACTTCGGCATCATCAACAAACTCAATCCACCCAGCGTCCTCCCCAATGACAAATGGGTTGTCCACTCGCACATACAGCCCCATCGTCTGATCTTGTCCACCCGATAACTCAGCCCTGGCCACCGCTTGAGCAATGTCACTAGCGTCTTCGAGGTATTGATCTACACCAGGCACATACTGCTCAGCGGCGGCGTCTAAACTTTCATTATCAATAACGTCTTGAATCTCATCCTCAAGCTGTTCAGCGCGTCGGTCGATTCGACTAGTCAGGTCAGGGCCTTCTCCCGCGTAGTTATCATGAGCATCGGATTCTGAGCTGGTGAAATAGTTTATGGCGCCGAACTGTCCTTCGAGACTCCCCCTCTCTGCGTCAAACACGCTAAACTCGTGGGTAGTGCCGTGAAACACTTTAACAACGGTAGGGGTGTCCGCTTTGAACTCGTGGTCATTGATGTCATGCGACTCAACCACCTCTGCGTTGCCTGACCAGCTCCGAAACTCTTCAGTATCAGTTTGATCTTCAACCGGTGTTTGCGTGAACCGCTGATGGGGTTCACGATGGAATGATTCACTGATTTCGAAGTCTCTGTTTTTGCCTTTGTTCTCAACGAAACCAAATTGTTTATAGAAAGATTTCAGACGCGGAACTGACCCGCCAAAATCTTTACTTGGCGATAACGCCACTGTCTTGCCGTTCTGGTCAGCCCAGTCGATGACGCGCTGCATCACCTGTGAACCCGTGCCTTGCCCGCGCTGTTCCTCAGGTATGATTATTTTACTCAGAGTTACGTTGTCGCCCTCGCCCATGATCGATAACTTCAGGCCGTCGAACTCCTCGGTCAATGAAGACTGGATTTCACGTGCCGTCAACTGGTGCGCGTCCTGCGTCAACACCTGCTCGCCTTCGAGTCGAGCATTTTCCCCTGTCTGTGGGCCTTCTACGGACAGCCCCGCGTCGGCATACACTTGTTGCACCGTTTTGCCACTACGCTTGGCCCGTGCAGTCGCCCACGCAGGCACCACCTGTGCCATGATTGACGCGTTAGCATCACTCACCGCGCCCGTGTCAACTAGCTGGTCACGCACCTTGGTGTAGATCTCCTGTGCTTCAACGTACTCAGATACATTCTCTTGGGCTTCGGCCATCAAGGTCTCAACATACGCTTCCGTCTCGACCCTATGCTGTTCTTGGTGGAATGGCGAAACGGCCTCCTCACTCATCGTCATGTGTTCGCGAAGCTCTGTGTGGGCATCAGTGCCCACGACATCCCCCATGAACTCATCCACCGGTATGGCGACATCTGCGCCGGTTGCGCGGGACTCTCCCACCGCGACGCTAAGTGCTTTCAGCGCCGGATCTGCTTCGATCTCTTCTGGAGTTTTGCCCTGCAAATACAACGAAGTCTGCACACCGTCGATAAACACGTGGGTGTTGTTGTCCCCATCCGCTTCGCGCACAAACTGCTTGAACGACTCAACGTCATGTGCCCTCAGTTTCGACTTAGCCGCGTCCGCGCTCAGCTTGTCCAGATTGCGCTGTTCAGCCTCACCCTGCGTCTCTTTCACTTGCTCTGTCTGCGTGAGTTTGTTGATTGCCTTGTTCACTGTGGTTGCCGCCGTTATCTGCGTACCGCCCGCCACCACAGTGGCGATCGCGGTGACCGCTTGGCGACGTAGCTGAATGTTAATAATTTCTTCGGCAGATTGCGCGTTTTCGAGTTCTTTATCTAAGCCAAACATGTACGAGTTGACCGTCTGCAACGCAGTAGCGAGTTGTTCGGTGCCCATCTCCTGCACTACGAACTTCAACGCGTCTTTTTTCAAACCGGTACTTTTACCGGTAAGCACCCGCTCAATGGTGCCTGTAGGCAATAGTTCAGTGCCGACCTCAATGGCCGCGTCAATTCCGGCAAACCACCGCGCTTCCTCGGGGGTCAACCCTTCTGCGCGGCCTTCTGCGAACGAACCTGTGAACGTCTGCACACCTATCGCGGTGAGCAGTGGGTTTGGGTTCCGTGCGAGTACAGTCAGTACAAGCCCCGGCACCATGTTTGCGATGGACTCGACCCCTGCGCGGACACCTTCCTGTACGACGTTAAGGTCTTCGGGGGTCAACGTCTGGCGTTCTTTTTGCAGCTCTTGGATCTCACCGATTAGCCTTTCAGACGCTTCGCCTGTTGCTTTGGTGAATTGTTGCTCCAGTTCTTCGTCGGAAACATTGGCATTGGCCTTGCCCAACTGCTGCATCTTGAACTCTAGCCCCAGAGGGGACACGCTCATCGGTAGCCCTGATTCTAGCCGCAGTAACTCAAGCCCTTTGGCCTGCATCTCGAACCCTGTAGCGATGGAGCCGCCCACCCCCTCGAAAGTCCGCTCGATACCCGCGAGCAGCCCACTGGTGACATCCTCCTGCGCGATGACCGAGTTGTTCATGTCAGTGGCGAGGAACTGTGAAGTTTTAGGGGAACGCTGCGCCATTCCTTCGAGGTCAATCTGGTCGAGCTTAAGCCTCTGCTCCACCCGTTCGGGGCCAGACTGCACCGCGAACGCGGGAACGCCTGACTGCTTGCTCAGGTCTAGGGTCTTCGCGTGTTGTGCGGGGTCAATCTTCACCGCCTCACTCATGTTGGCGCTTAGCGCGTCGTCGTTTACCCCAAAACTACCAAGGTCGATTTTTTCAAGATCTAATGCCATTATTCCGCCGCCTGTCGTTGAGCTTTCGCAAGATTGTCCGCCGTCACCGGAACACCGTTACTGCGCAGGAACTTACTCAAGGCCCTCAAGTCCGCTGGTGGTATGTCGGTGACGCTCAGTGTTGCATCGGGTACTAGAAAGTCAACACCAAATGCACTGCGCCCAATGGTAACCTCTCGCGTCAGATCCGACAACACGTCAGTGAACTCTTCCGAGGTCAATGTCCCCCCTTTTTCACTCTCGCGGAACTTCACTTCGCCGTCTAGCAGGTCATAGAATGCGTTAGCTTGCTCGCGCTTCTCGTCACTCCACTTGGTCTTCTTGCCCAACACCTGCTCTACCGCCGAGGTGGTCTGCGAGCTGCGCGTACGACCTACTTGGTGGTCGATCCTGTCCGACGAGGAGCCAGTGCCCCCCGCGCTCTTGACGGCACTGATAAGCTTACTGCGTTCGCCCGGCGCGAGTTCGTGGAAATGCTCTGTCGGGTTGATTTTGGCTAACTGACCCTTGGGTAACGTCATCAACTCCGAGTAAGTGTTCCAGTCGGTGATGGTGGCCTTGCCTGCCGATATACTGCCTCGCTGCTTAGCGGTTAGCCGCTGCCAACCTTCGGGGTCTTCCGCTTGGTATGTTTCCGCTGAACCACCCTCGATGACGTGAGACTCCGCCCGTTCAAACGAGGCCGCCCGCGCCTCACTCTCACCCTGCTTCTTGAGGTTAAACTGGCGCATCGACTCGGACATAGTTTTCTTACGAAGCTCAGGGTCTTTGATCTTGTTGACCTCACTACGAACTTCCTCACGACTGTCGTATCTGTCAACCAACTGATTGCCTGCGACAATGGCCTGTCGGGAGTCCTCCTGTAGTTTCTCCGCTTTGGCTTTGGCTACGATGCTTTTTTCAAGTTTAATCTTGTCGGGGCCTTCGAGTTGGCCGCCGTGTTTCTCAAACAGCGTGGCCCCTTCGCTGGCACTGCTGCCCACCGCCGCTGTAATCGCGTTTTTGATGAACGATGAGTCGTATGTTTGCAGCCGCTCGTTCGTTGCCTCAGCACCAATTCCCTCTAGCTCCGCTGAGTCAATGACCGCTTGTCGACCTAGCGCATTCTGTACAGCTAGGCGGTCAGGCTGATTCCAGTACAACGACGCGTTCTCGACTGTGTTCTCCACTTGTGACCTGATGGTGGCGACTTCCCACGCTTGCAACCCCTTGGATGAGTGCCTTGCGATGTCGGCCTGCGCCCTTGTGATGTGCGTGCCTGCCGACTTGTCAAACATGGACTTTGAGTTTTGGTTCAGGGCTTCACCATATTGCTTCTTCAGCTTATCCAGCGCCCCCGTCGTCGCCTCTGCACTATCAAAGGCATTCTTGCCCTGAGTATTGAAGTACCCGCTTTCTGGGTTAAAGAATAACTCGTTCTTGTCCCGCTCAAACATCACTAACGCTTCTTCAGCGGAAGTAGTGTCTATGCGCTGCTTAACCTGCACCCCTGCTTGTACCAGCGACTCGGCCCCCTGCGCGGCGCGTATGTTCGACTGGAACACGGCACTGCCTGCCGACGCGTCTGCGCGGGGCTGGCGTGTTACCTCGGTGAGAACCTGTTGGCCCCCGTACTGCGCGACTTTTGGCACTAGGTCACCCCTTGAGTGGCGGCGCTACTTGGCGTGAACCACTTGTCCGCAACCCCCGAACCCAGCGCTTTGCCCGCGCCAGCCAGTAGAGTGCCTACTGCGGCACTATTGCCTGCGGACTCCTCGAACTCACCCTGTTGCGTTGTCAACGCCGCGCCGGTATCCAACGCGCCTGCGCGACCTTCGAAGTTACTGCGGATGCGAAGCGCGTCTGCTTCGCCGAGTGTTTGGGTGTCTTCCTGTAGTTGGAGTGCGGAACCTGACGTGAGTTCGACCCCTGACGCGCCCAGTTGCGCCCGTTGCTTTGATAGCAGTTCCGCAGTTTTGCGGCGTTGCAGGTTCTCACGCTCTACCCCGACGTTGCGTGTCTGCTCGGCCTCGTTCTCTGCGACTCGTGCGTTGTAGTCGGCAACGCCTTTCCGGAATTTACCCTGCTGGCGCTGTTGATTCGCTTGGTAGCCTGCCGATACTACGGTGGTTATCACCGCAATTGTTGCTGGATCGCACATCTTGATACCCCTCTAAGTGAAATAGGTGGAACAGCTCACCCAGCGGGCCATGGGTCACAGGGCCTTCTACTGTGAACCCTAGCCATTTCAGCCACCGGATGCTGCTAGTGTTCTTATTATGCACCATGTTACACAGGCGTGGGCATATAGTCAGCATCTCTGCGATAACAGGGGGCGTTTGTTTTAAGAGTTCTCTCTTGTGGTCGCGCACGGTATCCGCCCCTAGCATCCACAAGGTGCCTGTGCCTGTCAGTATGTCCCTCTTGACTAACCCGAACATCACGAGGGGTTCACCGTCCCAGCACGCTACTGTCGCGAAGTCTGACACCCCCCACCCGTCCACCAACGACTCTAGGGGCGTGCGCATGCCGGATGCCCATACCTCCGCTGCGTCGGCGGGGCGCATGGCTGCCGCAAGGCGTTCTACCATCCACCTCTCCGGCTTCACAAACTCGATCATCAGTTACCGCCCACGTCAACCTGTGGGATCACCGATAATATTGACAGAGGCAGGGGTGACCGCTGTTCAATCCTCACGCCGCCGCCCTTCGACCACTGAGGCTCAATGTATATTTCTTGCTTGTAAGTCTTCAGCGCGATAGGGTCGTATTCATCGGTGTAGTCCCTCGGTTTAATCTCCAACATGTCAACCACCGACCCATCGTCGTTTATCGGCCCCACAAAACCCCCTCGTGACCGCTCAACCTCGATGGTAACCTTGGACACCGACACCGACTGTGCTTTCAACGTCTGACCCGGCGCGGGGGTGTCGAGGTCTAGTGTTTCTATGGCCGGAAGGTAGCTCAGCCCCACATGCACGGTGGATGCTGCACGGGCCAGTGTTATCTGGCCGCCGGTTACTGCCTGTGCGGGAACCGTGTAGCCGTCCGCCAGGATCGTCACGGACTCGCCTTCGAGGTGGCCTAGCCCAGTTATCACAGTGGCAGGTGCGCCCGAGTAAGTAAGCCCCGAGTCGACGTAGAAACAGTCGGCGGGGGTGGTGGACTCTCGCGGTTCTAGGCGCTCGACGTACCTGACATCGACCCCCTCTATGTTTCGCTTGACGATCGCGTACACCGCGTCACGTCCGTCCTCTGATATTGAAGCCACTGACTCGAACGCCCCTTGTGTGCTGTGCTGATGCCACCCCCACACTTGGTGTTCGCGCTGGTACGTTAGCCCCAGCAGCACCCCGTCATCTCTGACGCACCAAACGATCCCGTACGGCTCGGCGGAATACGCCATCGACAATACCTGTTTGCCCTCAAATAGGTGCTCCGACATCAATGACAGGTCGTTACCGGTGTACTTGTCGCTACTAAACTCGTACCCGAGGTCGCGCAACCTCGCACCCTTCTCTTGTAAGTACAGCGCTGTGCTGTTAATCACTACCGGGGGTACGACTGAGCACCCATTGTACGACTGAATCCGTACGCCCACTGTGCCAGGGGTGAGTACTCTATCCTGCCCCTCTGTCAGTATCCACTCGCCCCCTGACGTTAGCAGGACTAGTGAGTCTAGCGGCAGTAGGTGCCTTATCTCGTTCACCTGCTGCGCTGCTATCGTGAACGTCACCGCGTCGTCATCTCTCGCAGGGGTCGACGTTCGCATCGAGTTAAAGTTGTTTGTTTGAGTGGTATACGCCGCTTGTGGCTCGTTGCCTGTGTTAGCGAACACCTGCCGCTGTTGGTAGTACGTCACCGCGCTGGGCTTGTTGTTGCTGCCGTTAAACGGCTGCCTGTCTTGCGGCGGTGCGTCAGACGTGACCGGCGCAATGTTGTAGTCGTCGAAACTCAGTGTGTTAGTGTCCCCTACCCAGCCGTACACTTCCGTGCCGCTCGACGGGTCTTTGTACACCCTGTAGTGATCCGCCCCTGCCACTGCGCCCCATCCCAGCCTCACACCGCCTGTCTGCGATAGCGACTTAGCTGTGACCGAGGCGGGCGACGACGCTAGTGACTCGACCCCCTCACCGTCTACCGCTGTGACGACGTAAGTGTAGCCTTTACTGTAAGACCCGAACCCACTGCCTACTGTGGTGGCACTGTTAGCCCGCGTCGCGGTTCCTCCAGATACATATGCGGTGTACGCGGTGGAGTCTTCATCCTGTAGCTCGAACGTGTCAGCGGTCAGCACCGTTACTTTGAATGATCTGTTGTTGAGTTCAGTCATCCCCGCGACATCTGTAATCACGATGGTGTTGCCTGTGACGAAGGTGTGCCCCACCGCCGTGACGACCGCTGGGTTTGCCTGTGTCACCGCCGTCACACTCTTGACGGTTGACCCAGAGAACGTGGGTGGGGTGACAGTGGGCGCGTAGTCGATCATCGTCAGTGTCCAGTTATCGTCTGCTAACCGATTGAGGTTAGCAGGATCGTGGTCGGGGTGTACCAACGTCATCACATCCGCGTTCTGAGTAAACCCGAGTCGCGGCAATTGCGCCTCGGTGTAAGGGGTTACTAGCTCGAATATGGAAGGCCCCCCGCCCGCCAGCACGAAACCCCCCTCTTTGATGACTCTGACTTTCAAATGTTCAAACACCAACATGTAGGTCTGTTCGGTGTTAAAGCTGAAGGGTATCAACCTGCCCACGCGGGTCGAGTCGTCTAGCGCCCCTGAGAAGCGGAACCCTGGTCGTGTGTAAGCACCGCCCTGTGGCTTTACAAAAAAGTTTTCGCACAAGCCCAGCCCCGTTGCGTATTTACTTAAGTCCGCCCTCGACCGCAATGCCGGTGCGATCTCGCCGGAAGTGAAACTGCGTTGTGTGGTCTGCGGCATCGGTTAACTCCTAACTGTGACAAAATCGCTCTCTCCGGGCGTGAAATATTGGTCGTTTTGATCGCTGGCGATAGCAGCGTCAAAGTACTGCCGGTACAGTTGCAACGAGTCGTTGCGTAGCGCACGGCCCAGCTCCGCGCCGACGATAGGCACCGCGATCTCTGAGGCCAACAGGTGCGACAACGCCAGTATGAAGTCATCACTGTACAGTGTCGGGTCGTCAACCTTGGCGGCGAAGTCCGCGCGCAGATCCGGTTGATCCGATCCGATCGTTTTACTGCCATCGAAGTTAAAGATCTCGTATGGTATCTGCCTGCGCGCATCCTTCAGCGATATAACCTGACTATCGAGTGCGCGAGACACCACGCCTGAGCTGCCCGCCGGTATACCTTCGTATGACCCCACCAGACGGTTGATCTTCAGGCAGTCAACTGGGTATTGGTACGCATACGCCCAGTTGAATACGTCGACCGTCACCGGCGCTAGTGCCCTGATTTTACGGTTGAACTGCCAGGGTATCTCTCTCAAACATCTATCCCGCAAAATCGGGTATTTAAGCCTACAGGCATTAGCGGGTAAACTCAGTTCCGCTAAGGAACCAATGCTGCCTCCGCGAACGTTAGCCAGCGCCATGTTGCATATGTCAACTTCTGAAGTCATTGATCCCCCCTATTGTGCGTCGGGGCCGTAGAGCTGTTCTGCTCGGTCGCCCGTTTCACGTCGCAATTCTAACACGGTGAGTTGCACCGTGAGGTTCTTGTCAGAGCTACCTACCGTGCTGTGCTCAGACTTGTGGTCTACGAAGGCGAAGCCCCGAACCTCAACGACATCGCCCACCACTAAATTCTCAATACCTAACTCGCCCAGAAGCTCTCCACCAAAACTCAAGCTAGTGCCGTAGGGATAGTGCGCGCCATCAGAACAACACGTCATGTCCCCGTCACCATCTGGTTGTTTACTAATCTTTACTTGATCTTCTGGCATGATGCGCCCCTATAGTGTTTCGACAGTGGACGGCGCACCCAAGAACGATGCGCCTGCAATTTCTTTCTGGTCGTCATCCGCTTTCTTTTTGGCGGCGGCGGTCGACCGGCCCTCCGCCGACTTGCGTGCCTTCGCTTGCGCGGGGGTTTCGGCCACCGCTGCTTTGAGCCAAGAAGGGACTTGCTCTTTCTTGTTTTTCATGGGGAAAGGGCCTTCGGTGTACAGGACGCGACGCTTCCCGTCAGGGTCGTACGCTTTGCCGTCATAAAAACCTTTTCTTAATACTTCATATTTACGCATGTTGATATCCCGTGTGGTTGGTGAAATGGGGGCCGAAGCCCCCACGTTGACTACGCCCCTGTGACGTTGGTCTGGTTGCCCATCGTAATACCGGCGGTTATTCTACCGGTGGTTGGGGCGGTGCCGACCACCACGTACTCGATACCTAAGTACCTTTCGTTGATTTCATTCGGCAATACTTCCACGGGGAACTGATAGCCAACCAGCAAGTCGGCCAGCAAGACTACCTTGCTAATGACCGTCGTACCCAGCGCTGTCGTAGCGCCTGTCGAGATTTTAATCTCCAAGCTGGTCAGGTTGTCAAACCCCTCGGTAACCTGTATCAAGATCGGAACCTTGTTACCTTTACCCTTGCCGTTGTTCAGCGCTGCCGCAGCCCCGTATGGAGTGCCCGCGACCCCCAGGTCGATGACGTTAGTGGAGTCCGCAGAGGCAGTGATTGCTTGCTCGTCCGAGAAGATTTGTTGTGCAGATAAGATCATAGTAATTATCCCAAATTTATTTAAGTAAACGAGCGGTGTTAAACCACACGTGCTTCAGTGTTAAGCAACGCATCACTTTCACGGATAGGAATGCCACGGTATGTAGTGACCTCCTGGCCCTCAATCTCTATCGTTTTCAAGCGAATGAAGCTGTCTGTCGCACCTGCGTTCGTTGCCAATGCGTCCAGCGCCTCGAGAACGTCGCGGTTGCAGTAGATAGCCATCTTGCCACCCGCCACACGGCGATTTTGCAACTTGTAATATGCTTTGCGCATGAAGTCATACAGAGCAACTGTTCCACCGGCCATGTCACTGACATCAATGTTAGCAACGCGGGAAACGTAGCGCCAATCTTTGACCGCCATACCTACGTGCCAAGTGAACTTCTCCTCTTTGGCGTAGTAAGGATTGCCGCTGCCGTCGAGCACACGCTGTTCGCCCATGTCTTCGCGCTGCACACCGGCCTGCGTACCCTTCGGATAGAGCAAGTTACATTGGTTATCGCCCCATGTGACGAACCAGATAGACGTATTGTCCGCACCAACGCCGCCTGCGTCGATGATCTGGCCACCATTGGATGCGCCAAGGTCGTTGAAGCGAGGCGCAAGCCCCATGAACTCTTCAGGATCTGAGGCAGAGTTGCCATAGAACACTTTAGTGCCCACTTCGTTCGACATCGCTTCGAGGAACGCCTGCGCTTCCGACAAACGTACCGCACCTTCATTGGTGGATAGCTCAAGCAGTCGCTTATCAACGGTGCTAAGACCCTCAACAAAGCCGGTGGTGTCTTCGACTTGCGCCGTCCCCCCCTTGCTATTGGGCACACCTTGGTACAAGCGGCCCCAAGTCACTGCCGGCAGCCCTGTACGGACTGTGTGCAAGTGGGTGGTGCCCTTGTTACATTCAACCGCGATCGCATCTTCGAGGATCGGGTTCATTTCCATTAGCATCTCGATGACAGGGTTGAACTGCCCCCGACCATCTTGCAGTTTATAGATGTCGATTAAGTCGACAAAGCTGTTGCCTAAAGTAGCCATTTTTAACCTCGTTAGTTAGTATTTTTATCATTCGGATACAGGAGGGATACACGGTCTTGTGCTTTGGATGTCGGGGCAACTGCTCCCCCTGGTACGTCCTCGGCGGTCAACCTTCCTACCTTCACCATAAACCGGATAACTTCGGGATGGTTGCCCACACCGTGTTCTTCCAGCAATTGTTTTAACTCTGGCGTACCAAACTTATCTATGGCAGATCGCGCAACACCGACACTTTCTTCAAACTTGTCGCCGCCAAACTCCTTGTCGTTCCTAGATTGGTCTTGCCAGTCATTCATCATTTGGTTAAAAGCATCGACCTGGCCCTGCGAACCCGCCTGGACTTGTTTTGCTTGGAAGTCAACTAGCTTCTGCGCTTGTTCCTGACTCAACCCCAACTCTTTGAAAATTGGAGATGCTTCAGCTAACAGTGCGGAATCTACGTCAACCCCCTCGGGCATAACAAAGTCGGCATAGGTGCCGGGGGCGGTCGGACTACCTTCGCCCTCCTGTTCGGCGGCAGGGATGCCACCGGTATCGTCCGCAACTGCTGCTGCGTCAAAACTCGTCGACACTGCTGGGTTACCAGTGTCCTCTATAATGTCGGTCTCAGTCTGTACGCCTGTGGTGCCTGCTGCGTCGCCATCGGCACCCGCTTGCTCACGGTACACTCTTCCCATCCAATTGTTTTTAGTTTTCATCTCGTCACCTATTCTCTTTTAGCATTTTAAAATAACTGTCGGGGGCAGCTTCCCTCAACTCCGCGTCGAGCCACAACCCGTGACCCCTTAGACCGGCGTTATATGAGTGCTGCACCGTGTCCTTGTTGAATATGTTCTCAAAAGTGCAGCAATTCTGCAAGCATCGCCACATAAACTCTCGGCCCGTTGGGGTTGCCATCACGTTGCGCGTCGCAAGTAGCTCCAGTTCGCGTGCTCCTTCCGTATCGCCAGCCATCAGCCAATCCCAGCTCGCTGCATCACAGCGCCTAGCGCGTTGTTCTCGCTCACTTCCGTCTCTGATGCAGTCTTAGCCATATCAGCCCCTTGTTGCGCCATCGCCATCGCACGCGCTTGTGTGGCCTGCTGCGCCTCCGCTTGTGCCATCGCTTCGACCTCACTATCGCTTCGAACAATCGACGGGTCAACGCCTAGTGACTCCGCGTACTCATCAATCGCGCGGCCGGCATCGACCTTGTGACGCGCCTCCGGCCACACCTGCGCGACTTGACTTGTGAACCCTACTAAGCGGTCAACTGCGCCGGTAGCGACTAGCCGCTGCGCTTGTGCAAGCACTGACACGTATTCCACGTTCAGTTCCCTGTCTTGCAGTTCAGGGGGCGGTGGCGGTAACACACCATTCTGCTGCAAAATGCTGAACGTTCGGTCGATCAGCGGGTCAAGCAACTCGGTGTGTAGTCGTTCAAGTACAGGGCCTAGCATGAGTAATTTCTCTTCGTGCTTCTCCGCAACCTCGCGGGCTGTTATCTGGCGACGGTCTGTCTGCGCCAGCATTAAAAATAGATCTTCGTAAAAAGCCCGTTGCACCCGCTGTTCGACGGTGTGTATTTCCTCTCGAATAACATTAACATCAGGGCGGTAGTTGCCGTAGATGCTCGATAGGCCCACGCTGGTCTGGTCGTGCCACACAATGTCATTAGGCCCTACAACGCCCCCATTGATCTTGTTCCGAAGGGCTGACGGGCCTTGTAACGGCGGGTTCACCAGCTTATCAATTGCTTGATATTTACGACGTTCAGCCAGTTGCAGCGCCTTAGTGTCCCCTAGCGCGGTGATGCCGGGGCAATCTGTCGCGTAAACGTCCTCGGCGGTTACGTCCCACCGGGGTGCTACGATAGGGAACCCATCAAACCCTGATTGCCGCAGGAACTTCTCGTCCCCATCACGCGCACCCTTGTTCGCTTCGTAATAAACACTTCGCCACGGCTTCTGGCTTGCAAGGGGGCTATTGCCATCCCTCTCGTCGTTCGGCTCAACTGCGTGGACGATCTTCACCCACGCCTCACTGTTCCCCTTCTCCCACTGCTCCTTGACGGATTGACTGACACTATCGATGCCAAACTGCTTGACGCACTGGCCCACGCTCACTTCATACTCCCGGTAGAACGTATCGCTGACATTCCGGCTGTTCAGGCCAATCATGTAGCTGCCGACGGTGTAGGGTTTGCACCAAATAACATTATCGAAATCTTGGTATATCCCCATCGCGGCGGTGCCAAATGTCCCCAGTTCTGAGTAAAGTTGGTGCAATGCGTTGTACGCATTCGACTGCGAGAACACCTTGTACATCAACTGTTGGACTTGATGCAGCCAATGTTTCACCGCTGAACTGTCGTCCAGGTCACTGTCACCCGATGATAGCCGAAACCAGGGTCTCGCTGGCGATGTGATGCCTGACATCATCCCTGACGCGAGCGTCCTATTCGCGAGACGCGACGTGTTGTTGATTTGTTTGGTGTTGCGCTTGTAGCCCTTGTTACGATCTGATGTCAGAAATCTGCCTCTATGTGCGAGGTGATAGTCTGATAGCTCACGGTACAGTGGTATGAACGACGATCGCTCAGATCGCAGCGCTTCTAATCTCTTATTGTAGCTTATGATAGTAGTCATTAGTGAAACTCCACGAGGTCGATAGATGCAGTAAATGTCCCGTTTACAGGGCCGCCGGGGTCTATTTCTACCACGAGATCCTCCCCTGGGCGTATGCGTATGGATTGGTCTTTGACGTTCTCCAGCAATGTTGCCCCTGCTTTTAGGACTCTGGCTCGCCCTCGCTTGCCGCCGGTGACTGTCCCGCCCTTGGCGATCTCTAGGACGCTGTTGTCTGTGTCAACATCGACGAACGCCCCGCCGCCTGCAACCGTGCCCCCCACAGATCCGTACACTACAACATCCTTATTGCCGTTGTTAACTAAGTCAATGACCGCCATGCCTGCCAGTGTGTGGTTGTTCTTGCCTCGGTATATGCTCTTACTTCTGATGACAAACATCACGGTTCTGGCTGCGGACACTAACTCCTGCTCGAGGTTAGTGATGCTGAACCACCGGTCGCTGACTGAGGCCTCCCCGCCGCCCGTCACAACCCCAGCGCGCCAACTCCCTGTCAGTATGCGAAGATCCGCGCCCACCCCTGTAGTCCTCTCGATTTTCACAGCGACAGGCAGTGACGGGTTGTCAAGGTGGGTGTCCACTGCCTCATTGATGAACTTAAACTTATGACACGGCAGCACGTGGCCCTCCTCTGACGTAATCTCTAGCGTAAGGTTCTTGATTCCGTGCCACACATATTTCAGTTCAGGAACTTGACCCGTTTGGAGATCCATGTCGTATGAGGACTCGCCGCTGCCGTCCATCACGTCGATGTTCCAGTCTACTTGTGCAACAAACGAGACTGCTCCCCCTTTTATGAACCACAGCCCTGAGTCTAGCCCCTGATACCCGAGGGCGAACCCGTCGAGGTCGTTAAGAAACCCTGCGTACTGGTTCACGTTAACTTCTGGCTCCGCGAACACTACGGACGGCATACAATACGATTCTCTGCCCGATCTATACCTGACCGCATCGAGCGATTCCAGCATAGCGCTGCCCACGCCCGTCCCTGTCGACACGGCGACCATCGAGCCTACTTGCCCGACCGCTCCCGTGCCCGTGACATCGTTCACGTCTCTAACATCGAAACTGCTTACGCCATATTGGAAATTTATACTAACGTCGTCCCGCCGCTCACCCACGAGCATTTCACCCGCTTGACTGACCGCCACCCGCCTGCCGGAAGAGTCGCTCATCACAGCCTGCTCGAACGGGTACTCTGTGAGGGTGAGTGCCGACCTGTCAGTCATGGCTAACACCCACACAGATTCCCTCGTGAAGGGTATAGGGAGCATCGTTTCCCGCCCCGCGCCCCCTAGTTCGTGGAACGCCACGTTCGTCCTGGTGGGCTTCGCGTTACTAATCGCGATGCGCACCGTGTCGCGGTGAGACTGCAACAGCATCGCAGTACCGCCGTCACTCACCCGTGTATACTGAGTCGTGTCAAGGTTTGCGACGCTAGTTGTCACGTGCTATTGCCCCAACAATGTCTTCGCTGCCGTAGCACCTGCTGTTTGCACGCCACGTGCGCTTGTCAGGATAGTGCTTCTGCCAGTTTCACCGCCCGATGCTGCGGCGCGACGACGCTTGTCACGTGCCCCTGACGACTCCCCTGCGGCTTCGTCTGGCGCTCGTGGAGCTTCTGGAACTGCTGGTGGTGGTGGTGGTGCTGATGATCCGCCTCCGCACATGATATTTCCCCTGGTCGTGTGTGTGTGTGTGTGTACCCGCGACTATATCTTAATCGTCGTAAGAATCCAAGCTATCCATTGGATTATAATCAACCTGTGTTTTGCCCCTCATGTATGGGTTGTGGTCTAAGTGGCCCCTCGGCACCTCGCGCTTGGGCACAGGCTCCGCGAAGGTCAAGTACAGCGCGTCTGCCCAGTCGGGTGACACGCCCAGCCGCTTCTTCATGTCTTTCTTGCGCTCAAGCACCAGTTGATCCTTGTCGTTATGTCCGAACTCGCGTGATGTCAGCTCAACCTCAAGCTGTGGGTCGTTGGGTATTGCACCCCCGTCGAGTAGCCACTGCCTGCAATGTGACCCCATCTCTGCTGTACGCATCTTAAAGTGTTTGACATCCGCCGCGTTATCACCGAAACCCACATCAATGACGTGATAGCCGAGCTGCCGGAGTCTATCGGCCACCGGGCCGCCCATCGACCCTTTGTCCATGAACGTGACATCGGGCTTGTGCCGGTCGAGTATCATGGTTAGCAGCGACACTACTTTCATCGAGTCACGTGATTTCTCGCCCGGTATCCGGTAAACCTTCTCAGATTTTGCGTCTTTGCCCCGTCTAAACTGGAGCATGCAGTTATCGTCGCCGCCCCGCGCCATGTCAATGCCGCATATCAGCGGATCATCGCCCAGATATGCGCCTGGCCCTCTTCTCATCGCGTCATACACCACATCAGACGGGATGAACTGCATGTCACCGCCCTTAGGGAATAGACCTCGCACACGCACACGCGCCCTGTCGCTATCCTCGCCAAAATCCTCGATGATCCGGTTCAGATACGACTTGTTAGCAATCTTAGTGTCACGACTGTCAATCTGTCGCGTTATCCACCGGTGACTGTTCTTTCTGAAACATTCGTAAAATGAGCCACTGTTACGCGTGGGATTGCCGAAGCAGAAGTGCATCGGCTCGCCATCCGTGAGTCCGCCTGACGACACTTCCCAGATCTTCTCAGGGATCGCGCTGGCTTCATCGAAAATGTAGTAAGGGGTTGATGTTGCGGCGTGTAGCCCCGCGAAGGCTTCTGAGTTCTCTTCCCTGCACGTTATCGCGTCCAGCCGCCACTTATCCGGGTACGCACGGTGTTGGACGCTCATCGCGTTCACAATGAACCAGTGTCCGGTTATCGATAGACTGTTCCATTTGCTAATCTCGGCCATCGTCACAGTTCGCACCTGATCGCCTGTGTTCGCCGTCAGTCGCCCCTTGCTGAAGGGTCGCGTTGACATAATCCAGTTGACAAGCCACGCGGTGAACGCACTCTTCCCGATGCCGTGACCGCTTGCCCACGCCATTAGTATTGGATCAACCGCGTTGAATCCGTCGAATTTATTCCTCCGCACTTCGCGTCCGATCGCTTCTAGGCCGTCCCGCTGCCACTTGTCTGGGCCGTCGAAACCCTCAAGGAGTGTACCGGGTTCACCCCACTCGTACGCAAACATGACAAACCCCAGTGGGTCGTCGTAGTATTTAAGTACTTCGTCTGCTAACGCTATGTCAACGTCGCTCATGTGTCACCATTGTCGTCACCATTGAGTAGAAATTCCCAGCGACGAGGCCGCGACACGGTGACGGATGCCGCACCCTTGTGTGCCGCTGGGAATTTTTCGTTAGGTTATCACAAAAACGTAGGCTCGTCAGGCTTCCTCAGCCGCCGCCTAGCGGACACTAACCGCTCCATGACATCAGCGTCAGTGCTAACCTTGATTTTGTCAGCAGCGAACGCGTCAACGCGCTTATGCTTGCCTACCATGTTCAGTGCGGTGTTACTCGCTGCGATGTTGCCCTGTTGTCTCGCGATTCTGTGATTATCCACCATCTCGTACAGCAACCAGTCAGTGTCAATCATGGTCTCCTCTAGCCGTCGCTGTAGTATATTCTCAATCGCAGCACCCACGTCCGCCTCACCGAGCAGCTTGTACCCGTGATCCGCCGAGTGGCCCGATGCTTCCGCCGCACGACGTGTCGCGAAATCCTTCAAATATTCAATGACAAAGGTGGCCTTTTTTGGTGTCAACTGAATCATGTCTGCAAGCGTAATCCTTTTCATGGGAAGCTCGCCCCCTTTGTTACTCAACGCGATCGTCGCGTCCTCGATACCCGCATAGTACCTTAAAACCCCTTTGTTGTAATTGACATCGACGAAATGCCCCGTAACGACTGCCAAAACCTGCGCCCTCACTGCGGCAGAATATGGCCCCCGTTTTGGCCTGTTTTCACCGGATGAAATCTATGTGACGGAAATTTCGGGATTTGAATCCGTGACGCCGTGACAGCAAAATATAGCCCCAAATTCCAATTGTGAACATGTGTCGAAAAATTTTCCCTTGGAGTTCAAACGCCGTCATGGATTCAATATTAGTAATAAAAGAGTAAAAAGAGTAAGTAAATCAGTAACTTAGACCCCATGACGGAGGAAAAACAGTGTTTCTTCAATTTTCCATTTAAACCTTATGAATCAACGACTTAATCCGTGACAGCCCGTGACGGAGGAAAACGCTCGAATTCGGGATTTCCATTTAAACCTTATGAATCAACAACTTAAAAACCCAATTTCCGTCATATCCGTGACGGAGGAAATCGCCTCTGTCACGGGATTTCCATTTGTTGGTCAAACTTTGTACAGCATATGACGGAAATTCCCCCTAAAGTGTGATTTCCCACGCTACGGAAACTTGACATTCATGGCGGTTTCCGTACAATTCCGTGACGACGGAAATTTTTCAAAAGAGGAGAAAATCATGGATTTAGAGCGCATTTCACGCAGTTTGGGGGTTACGCCAAACCTACTAATTTTGCTCAACGAGCTGCCCCAAATCGACTGGGTGAGCCACCTGTGCGACCCCGATTTCCGCGCCAAACTTGCGCAGGAATTGGCCATCACACAATGCCCCAAGTTTATTCGCGAGGTCAAGTTCAACGCATGGTGTGACACGGCAGACCCTGAGGGTATGAGTTCGGACGAGATAGGGGCCGCTGTGGGTGGTTACACCAATAGGCAGGAGGTGTCGCGGCTGATGAGGGCGTCAGGGTACGAGGTCAGGCAGGCGTATTTTGATGGTAAGCAGGGCAGGCGGTGGTTCCGTGCAACCTTCCTATAGCAAAAAGCCCCGATTAAGGGGCTTTCTTCTTTAGTCTAACCACAGGTGCCACACCCCTCGCCGGAGCAGGCACCGCCTGACCACCCCATGTACGCGCAGTGCATGTTGGATCGCGACACCAAGGCTGCTTGATTTAATTAGTTTCGACATGTAACCTCCTAGCTTTTATCAGATCGAGCAGTCTACTCACTGCATGACCACTTTTTACCCCGTTCTCAGACACGACTATCACGCACCAGTCGGTGGGAGGGGTTTTACCTCCGTTCCTATCGCCGATAACCAGCCCCAGTCTAATTTTGGGGAGGGCGATGTCCATCCTGAACCGGCAAGGCAGCCTGTAGGGTTTGACGTACCCTTTAACACCCTTAAGGTCGAGTTGCCGCGTTAGCTCTCTACGTATCCACATGTCAGGCCCCGTCGACCGCGTGGACTGCTTGGAGGGTCGCGATAATTTGCGGAATGGTAAGCGCGTCTACTTTTTCAATAAACTCTTTAAATTTGGTTCTTAACGGGTCATTGCCTAGCAGCACCAGCACGTTCTCGTCGTATTGAATCGCTTCGCGCATTGTCCAGCCGAATGCGCGGGCCTCTAGCTCGATATCTGAATTGAAAGCGTGACCGTTATATGCCTGGCATATTGCTTTAAATTCACCACTTTCAAATTCAGGCAATAAATGTTTGGTTAAAACATCGTAGCGATGGATCAGTTGGTTGATTGAAAAATTGTAATTTGGCTCGCTGTGGTTAGGGCTAATTTGTTGCACTAACTCGTCTGAGCGCTGATTAAATCGGATTGTTTTTTGTGTTTGTGCCATGGTTATGTATCCACCGTTTCAAATTCAAATTCAAATATTACAGGGTTGCCGCTGCGCGTCTCACTGCTTGAAATCTCAATATAAGCATCAATATCTTCAGTACCTATGTCGTTACTAACATTGTTGATTATGTATGATTCAAACGCTTTAACGTCGGTTGCCTTGTAAGCGTCTTTAACGAGATCGTTATGCAGCGCCATTAGTTCTTCAAAGGTTGTGTTTAATAATGTCATGATTGTTTTGCTCCAAAAAGTTAAGCCCCCGAAGGGGCTATGGTTGTTAAAACTCTTTAATTAAATGTGATTGCTGATAACTACCGCTGTAGCCGCACTTTACTATGTAGCCACTTTTTATTTGCGCAGTGCTATATGCTTTGTTTTTCCACCCCTTAGTCTTCAGCGCGTTCATTACTCTTACGCCATCTTTCTTTATTTTTCCGGTTTTTATGGCGTGGTAATATTCATCTAATAAGCCTTCGTGTTCCCATTTTGCGATTAAGTCCAAGTCTCTTTGGGATTTCAAGTTAGGCTTATATATCGTTACGTAAGCTTCGTATTGGAAAAATGAGTGGCCAGATGAGAGGCCGGCTGACGCGGTCGAAAAAAACCAACCCCTCTTCTCCATCTTTGCGACGTATCGCTCTATTGATGCGTCTACTCTTGCCTCATTTGACCCATCGCTTTTGTTTACTACTGTCAATCTTTTTCTTAAACTTCTCATTTTATATCTCCGTTTAGCATCTCATTGAGTGCGGTTCTAGTTAATAAATAAAGCTTCTTTGTTAAGCTTGCAAACAGTATAGCATCTAGTCGGAGGCTGTCTAGTTATTTCTCGATTATTTTACGGATCAGCTTTCAGCACGACGCTGATGCCTTCGACGAGCGTGGGCATCACTAACCCCAAGCTCTCCACGTTCTCTTTCGCCATTTGATACTGTGCGAGGAACTGAACGGCCCACCCATCAACGTTCTCTGTCACAAACGATGAGATCAGCTTATGCCCGCTCTCGTCAAATTTATCATCCCACATTCTTGACATCTCAATAAATGTCGTGTCTACCATTTCTTGTGTAATTGTTTCAGTCACTTTAGTCACCCCATATAGTTGTTACCTAGTTGATTTAACCAAGGGTTGCTGTTTAGGTTTCAGCAACCACGGTACTTCTTTCATGCAATCGGTACTTCTTTCATGCAATTGGTGCATTTCTTTATCTTCAAGCTGCTCAGGCGCACCATGGGCCCCCCACACTCAGGGCAGTGTGTCTTCATGTCACTAGCGACAGCACGGTGCCGGCACGCGCGGTGCACATCTGGCGCTCGTACTCTTGATATAGCTGCACGGTGGACATCCCCGCATATAGGTCAACGTCACGGATCACCCACAGCCTCGCACCGCTGCACCTCACCTGCTTGTGTATACCGAGGCCCCTCAGCATGAGGCCCACTTTTTGCACAGTGAAATATGACGGTTCGGTCATCATATCAGAAGGAGTCATCCCGCCCGCCCGTAGTGTCTCGCTCATATCCTGTGTAGTGAGCATGTCGCAGGCGAACGCCCCGTGCTTCTTCTCGATGAATCGTTCTAACGTCTGCAACATCGCAGATTTAGATGACTCTTTTATCTCACGCAGGAACTCGGTCATGGGGGGCGCTTCATCGGGGTTGAAATCTGACAGATCGACATCGTTTATCAGATAGTGCGCAACTGCTTTCCACCCACCTCCTTTCATCCAGTTCCACCTGTCTTCCCAATAGTCAAGCCACTCACGCTTCATATTATCCTCACTGTCGCGCGGGTTGAGTTCTGACCAGATCGCGTAGAATCTGCGACTCGGGCCGTTGAGACGCAGAGGCATGACACTGTTAGTCGTCATAGTAGCGTTGACTATGTTGCGGATTTTGATGGGCTTGATCCCTTTCTGATTAACTCTCAAGGTATCAGGTGGCGCGGCAGCGAGGGGCTTCAGCTTGTTACTAACCGCCATCGCTTCTCGTCGGTCGCCGAGTTCGGCTTCATTGATGTGTAGGTATTTAGTTGATAGCAAGAACTCTCTAAAATCAGACAGTAGATCCTCGCCCTCAATAGTAGTGTGATTGTCACCCATCGCTTTGACGAGCGGGTACAGCAAGAAATCTTTTCCGCAACCCTCGCCGCTGCCTAGCAACAGCATGTGATTGATTTTCCGATCGGGGTGACGCAACGTGAACGCCATCCATTTCTCTATGTGGCCCCTATGTTCGCCCCAGCCCAGCGCGTCGAAGTGCTGCACCCAACGGGACGGGTCACCAGGTGCGCCCACCGATTGTGACGACTCACACCAAGTATTCGCGTAACGACAGCCTTTCTCAGTGAACACACGGGGCTGTTTCGGTGCGTAGTCGAGCCGGTCTACTTTCTGCACACGCCCATCCTGTAGCGCGATTTTACGGGCCTCCGCGTCCTCGTGACTGAACGAGTTCTGGAACGCCTCGGTGCTAAAAAATATGCTAGATTCCCAGTCGTAGAACTGATTCAACTCTTTGACGAACACCACATTGTCGTAGAACTCAGCCTTGCTAACTTTATCGCCATACCAAGAATTGCGCAGGTCGGCGATGATGTCTTTAAAATCCGCTTTACTCCACCGCATGATGTCAATGACAACGCCGTGCCAGTGTTTTTGCTCCATTTTGGGCAGGTCATCCGTGAATTTCAACGCCTGGGCCGCCGCACCACGCTGTTCCTCGGTGCCGGGTAGCTGACGACGTAGGTTATCGCACAACAGTTGCAGCGCAGGCGCATCCCCCACTGCGCCGGTAGGGGTGGACGCGCCCGCCAGCGCAGCGGAGTACCTGCGCCCCTCTGTTCTAGGGTGAAGGAACTCGACATCCCCCGTCGACATGAAGCTGACCTCGGGGGTCTGCACACGAACAACCGGCGCTAAAAAAGATACGGGGTCAATCACTAGATCAAGCTCGCGCATAACCTGCCAGTTTTTTAGTTTCGAGCTGAACCCAGGCGACTGCCCCTCGATGTAACGTAGTAGGTTGGCCCCCGTGCGGCTATCACACGAACCGTGGTGACATTTGAAACCTATTGAGCCGTCACTATTAGTGAACACCGCGCTGCCAGAGTCGTCCTGTCCTGTGTGCCCATCCACCCACGGGCATGTGATGTCGAATCGACCATCACTGCGAACTTCTTTAATGCTGACAAGCTCGGGGATGTTAATCAGCGGGTGATCTGACACCGCTGACGCACCGTCCACACGTTGCTCACGTCTAACCCTCGACAGGTCGATGTCGAAAGGGGCCGCAAGAGCTTCGAGGGTGACGCGGCGGGATGGCTCCCATTTGCGCATGACACATTTGAATGGCTGGCCGCCCACAAGTTTACTGGCCTTGTTGTTAGAACCCTCTGGAGTTCGGACGTATCGGGTCGTGCCACGTTGACCGGGGTCTTTGCCACTCGGTGCAAGCTCGCTGGCGATAAGACCGTCATTCAGATTGTCTATTTTAGCCGCGTCAGTACACGGCACGTCGAGTATGTACCCCCACTGAAACGAGCCTGTGGAGGTTTCTAGTATCCAAGATGGCGGGGGCAAGCGTTGGGCGGCTTCCTCGCTCAGTTTCTCCCGAACATCGTCGAGAACGAGGCAGTGTGTCTGTCGGTATAGCTCCTTCCTACGTCGCGCCTGCTGCTCATCGTCGCAGTAGAACGTGCTGATAGTGAAATACTGGTTAGTACCCTCGGTGAAGTTGTACCGGCTGTGGTAGTCACCCTTCCAAGCTATACGGTGCTTGTCTTTAGGTATATTAACAGGATCGTAGGGGAAATCGGTGACGTGGCAAAACGGCGCATCATCACCAAAAATGGCGGATAGGAACTCTTCATTAGTAACATTTATCATTCTCGACCTATGTGAAGTTATTGACCAGAAAAAGTGCGGCAACTTGGTCAAAGCTGTCTCCGAGGTGGCGAACCCAGATAAGCCGCGTTGGTATTTAAGCATTGCTGCATTTGAAAATCAATTTACAGACTCAGTGTCACTTTGTCAAACAATTCAGTTGACTTGTGCAGATTTGTGCCACTATAATGCCTACGGTGACACAACGAACTGAGGAAAAATCACTATGTCAGACGAAGAAAACGAAACTCTTGACGGTGACTTGCGTCTTCGCATATCCCTGAAAGAACTTGAAATATTTCAGAAGAAATCTAAGCGGGTGACGGGTAAGCCGTACCAACTTATGCTCCGTGAAATGATAACGGCATTCAACGACGGCCGATTACGGATCGTCTCAACTGAAGAACAAAAAACCCAACTTGGAGAACTATATGTCAATTGAAAAAGACCTAAAACGCAGCGCCGACGCTCAAGAAATGATCGCGGCTAAACTAAGCGAGCTGTGCAATATGATAGAGAGCCAGTTTGCT